CGATTACTATTGGCCAAGTTTTGCAAACATTGGAGAACAACCAATTTATAACGAGGAAATTTACCACCAAAACAACCCAACAGATGCAGAAGTATTTGGATATACACCGAGATATGCAGAGTACAAATATATTCCATCTACTGTTCACGGAACATTCAGAACATCTTTAGATTTCTGGCATATGGGAAGAATATTTAGTACAAAACCAACTTTAAATGCTGACTTTATAGAATGCGACAGCGCAGAAGTAGACAGAGTATTTAATGTACCATCAGGAGAAGAACATTTATATGTGTATTTACACAACGAAGTAAAAGCAACAAGATTAATGCCATACTTCGGAACACCAACAATTTAGAAATCATGGGATACAGAAGATCAAAACGAATTAAAAGAAAAGGCATGGCTTTCAAAAGAAGAGCCCGAATGCAAAAAAAGAAATCTAGAAAATATAACTCATATAGAGTAGCTAGAGGCGGTATTAGATTATAAGTAGGTCTGGGGACCTGCTTGGTCCCCCCTACACTAAAAACCATCATTATGCAGTGTTTCACACCATTTAGAGTACGTAACAAATCGAAAGATTATAAAAATCAGAACTTAATGGTCAATGTACCATGCGGTAAATGTCTTGCATGTAAAAAACGCCGAGCTTCACACTGGAGCTTTAGGCTAAACGAAGAAGCAAAGACTTCTTCATCAGCATGCTTTATAACATTAACATACGAAAAGGCCCCAATTTCAGAAAATGGCTTTCAAACCCTTGTAAAAAAGGATTATCAACTTTTTCTTAAAAGACTAAGAAAAAAGTGCCCTACTAACAAACTTAAATATTACGCTTGTGGAGAATATGGAACCAATACACACCGCCCTCATTATCATGCTATTTTATTCAATTTGCCTAAATCTCTTATTGAGCGTCCTCAAGTCATTGCTGACACTTGGACTAAAGGTCATATTCACATTGCTAACAATAATCAACTTACTATTAATTACGTGGTTGGTTATATAACCAAATCAAACTTTCAAAGGTTTAATACCCACGACGACAGACTACCAGAATTTTCTTTAATGTCAAAAGGTATGGGTCTTGGATATCTATCCAATGCCATGAAAAAATATTACAAAGACAGAGAAATTTTTTGCATAGTTAGAGAATCAGGACAAATTATATCAATGCCTAGATATTACAAAGAAAAAATCTTTGATAAATCAGAGCTTAAAAAAATGTATAAAAAATATATCGAAGAACAAGAAACAAACTTCGAAGAAATGTTTAATTCAGGAAAAGACGAACATGAACATTATAAAAATATTATCAGACGAGATAATAAACAGCAAATGCTAAAACGATTAAAAATTTAACACTTATGAAACTTAAAAATGCTTATCAAAAATCAAAGTACAAAGGAAAGAAAATGGATCAGACAGTTAACACAATACCTGACCAAAACTTGTCCATTAGAGAATTACTAGACAGACACTCCAGAGGATTACCTCTTGGAGCATCACAAAACCAGGGAGAATATTTCGACACCGAAATTCCCCGATTCGACGATCTAGTCGACATGATGGAACATAAAAAACAATTAGTTAAAGAACATAAAGCTTTAACTAAAAAAATCGAAGCTGAGCAAAAAGCTCAAGCTGAAAAACAAAAAGCTACTGCCGAAGCCGTAGAAGTAGCTAAAACAAACCCTATAAAAAGTGCTGAATCTTGATTCGGCATTTTTATTGGGTAAAACTGCGATGATAATCGCTAGCACTAATATCATACTTGATATATTAGTGCTAATTGACACCAATAACCCGCAAACGACCATAAAAACGAAAACGCAGTGAAAGTATAATAGGGGAGGCAAAGGAAAAAACGTGTCAAAAAAAACTAACAAAATCATAAAGATTTGGAAAGTAAAAAAAAATTACTATATTGCATAAACAAAGAGGTATCTACCTCTGTTTAACATACTATAAATTATAGTTCAACTTAAAATTAACACTTATGGAAACAAAAAATTTCAAAACTGAAGAAGAAAAAAAACATGATGAATCAATACGAAAAATCGTATTACAACACTGTGTGGCTTGCCACCAACAACTCGATCTCTTACAACTTAGGCTTATCAACTTTGATGATCTGGTTAAAGGAGTTCAAGATACAATTCAGTTAACAAACAAACAACTTTCGGAATTAAATTTCGAAAAAGCAGGAGTAACAATACCAACAAAACTTAAAAAAGTATAATGTCAGGATTACTAGGATTAATTGGCGCAGTAGGCTCATCACTTATTTCAAATCAAGGTGCAAAACGTAGACAACAAACTGCAGACGCTCAAAATGTAAAATTTTGGAAAATGCAAAATGCTTACAACACACCAAAACAACAGATGCAAAGACTACAAGACGCCGGATTAAATCCTAATCTTATATACGGATCTAGTGCTAACACAGGAGTCGCCGGATCCGTATCTCCTTCTAAACCTGCACCATACAATGTGCAAAACCCTGTACCATCAATGATGCAAACAGCATTATTATCATCTCAAATAGATTTACAAAAATCTCAAGCAGAAAAAAACAGAGCTGATGCTAATCAGACAAATGAATTATTAGGAGGAAAAAAAACAAATTTAGAATTAAGAAATGAAATTCAATCAATTAAAAACGAAATAGCTGGTAAAACAAAAGCTCAGCAAATAAACATCATTAAACAATCATCATTACAAGCAGATTTTAACACAAAAATTAAAGAAATGGACCAACAATTTGCTTTAGAAGGTTTCGTAAAAGGAAACCCAATTGGTACAATATTCGCCCAGTTAGGTATTAACGGCGGTGGAGAAGAAAACCAATTTTTAAGAAGAGCATTAATAGCTGGACTATTAGGCTCACAAGTTATAAACAATTTATCAGGACCATTAACTAAAATAATAAAAGGACTAAAAAATTAATTATGAGTATATTCAGTAAAGTGGCTATGCCACGACCACAAACAAACACATTTGACCTATCACACGATAGAAAATTCTCTGGAAAAATCGGAGAATTAATGCCAATCTCCGTAATGGAAGTAGTACCAGGAGATAAATTCGATATTAAGGCAACTAATCTTACAAGATTTGCACCGCTTATCACACCAATCATGCACAAAGCAAGTGTCTATTGTCACTTCTTTTTTGTGCCAAATAGAATACTATGGCCAAACTGGGAAAACTTTATATCAGGTGGAGAAGATGGTCTTTCAGACCCAACATTCCCTACCGTAGACTTAACAATTCCAACTCAATATGGAGTTCAAACACTAGCAGATTACTTAGGATTACCAACAGGTTCACAATTATCCAACGTATCAGCTTTACCTTTCGCCGCTTATCAGAAAATTTATCAAGATTATTACAGAGACGAAAATTTAATAACTAAAACAGATGTTACGTTATCAGACGGAACACAATCAAATACAGATACTATTGAACTTAGTTCAATGAAAAAAAGAGCATGGCAACATGACTATTTCACATCAGCTCTACCCTGGACACAAAGAGGACCAGAAGCAACTATACCTTTAGGATCAACCGCACCTATTAATTGGGATAATAACCCATCTAATTTAACACTTGTTAAAAACAATGCAACAGGTAATACAATTGATAGTATGACATTTGACGGTGCAGCAGCATTTCAAACTACTGCAACAGGAGGTTTAAAAGCAGATTTACCATCTTCAACAGGAATCGATATAGACAACAGTGATCATTTATTTGCTGATTTATCTGCAGCAACAGCATCTTCTATTAACGACTTAAGAAGAGCATTTAGATTACAAGAATGGTTAGAAAGAAACGCAAGAGGCGGTGCCAGATACATAGAAATTATAACAGCTCATTTTGGCGTTAGATCATCAGACGCTAGATTACAAAGGCCAGAATTCCTTGGAGGGTCATCAACACCCATTACCATAAGTGAAGTTTTGCAAACGTCAAACACAGCAGGCGCAACTGGAGCCGACGCTACCCCTCAAGGTAACATGGCCGGACATGGAGTTTCAGTAGGTTCTTCAAATTATGTATCATACAGAGCAGAAGAACATGGTTACATTATAGGTATTATGTCAGTCATGCCCAAAACCGCTTATCAACAAGGAGTACCAAAACATTGGAAAAAACTTGACAAATTCGATTACTATTGGCCAAGTTTTGCAAACATTGGAGAACAACCAATTTATAACGAGGAAATTTACCACCAAAACAACCCAACAGATGCAGAAGTATTTGGATATACACCGAGATACGCAGAGTACAAATATATTCCATCTACTGTTCATGGAACATTCAGAACATCTTTAGATTTCTGGCATATGGGAAGAATATTTAGTACAAAACCAACTTTAAATGCTGACTTTATAGAATGCGACAGCGCAGAAGTAGACAGAGTATTTAATGTACCATCA